TCACGACCATATTCAACTTGAAAGTTGCTCAACATTCTAGTAAATTGCAACAAAAACCTACGTATCTGTGAATCATAAAAAAACTGTTGCAAAATTAACCTCCGTTATCAGCTTTTGGTTTCAAAGCTTGACTTAGGCTTTGACGTTGTGGTATAGGACCTCGGTCGTTGGTTTGAGTAACATTTGTGTTGTTAACAAAGCTTGAACGCAATGTTTGATTTTCTGGTCCAGGTGTTAGTTGTGTGCGTACCACTTCTTCAATCTTTGTCCATCTTGCACCGTCATATCTAAACAGTCTATGAGGAAAGTAATCTAATCTTAGTGCATAATCTCCAAGAGTGGGATTTGGTGGAAAACTTATGCCAGGTGTAACCGGCAAGCCATTAGGGGCTATACCGTCGCCGGTTAGGTATCCTGTGGTATAACCATCACTGGTTGGAGTAAGTTGATCCTGTGTGTTGCTTAAAGTTCTACTGGCATCACTGAAGGTATAATCCGCTGTGTATTCAGAAGGATCTGCTGGTGAACCATTTGGGTTGGTTGGCAGTATGTAAAACTTTACTGTGTCATATCCGCTCTTGGGAACTTCGTATTCTGCTTGTATCAAAATTGCATCATTGATTTCTAAATCTTTTGGTCTTGTGGTAGTTAAATCAGCAGCAGTCAGCGGAGTATATGGACGCCAATATTCTGTGTTGGTGTATTCTGTTCCACCAGGTACATTTTTTATAGCAATATAGTAACCGCCCTCTTGATTTACAATGCTACCAAATGGATAGTAATTTCCCGGATCCCAGTCTGTGTCTTTGACAAATGGCTTATTCAAAATGTCTTGAAACTCTTGGGCATTGACCATGGGTGTGGCTTTCACACGCCATAGATGCGGCAACCATGTTTGACTAAAACCTTCACTAGCGTAGTTAGCGTCTTGAATCACGTAATATCTGGGCAAGGCCTCTGGGATATTTTGATTCAAGGGATGATAGTCTTTGAGATTAGGAACTTCTAAAACGTCACCTGACATCAACTTGCGTTGAAAAGTGTCAATCATGTCATTGTAGTGAAACGTTATAAACAAAGTATCATTGTTTAAAAACAGCCCAAATTGTGTTAAATCAAAATCAATGTCTTGATGCTTGTACACACCGCGCATAACGTAAACATCAGGATCGTACTTTCGATCTCGGTTTTCAAGCAGCAGTAGATCCTCTATAAACAAAGGATTACTTTGATTGTATTTTGGCAGTGTGGCATCAAAATTAGGGCCAATTCCGCTGTCATCTTCTTGACTGTCATCGGGGTAGGTTTTTGGGCCAAGATACTTGTGTACAAAGATATCCAGCCCACCCACTGTGTACATTTCGCGGATAGAACGATCTAAGAACTGGTAGTCCCAGGTTCGATTTGGGCGATAAAGGGATAATCTTGGCATAATGCTATATTTATGGGCAGTTGACCAAATATTCACAACCTGTTATAATACAGGCAATACAGTAATTATAATTACTACAAGGAGACAGTATGAAACAAGCAGCGATCAAATTGTTAAACCCGCGTAGCCCGGATACAAAATACACAGGCAACGAGCCAACTTGGGCAGTTCAACCGTTAGAAGATCGGTTGTCCAAGTTAACTTATGCATTCAACTGGTATCATTACTTCTACAGCAAAAAAGATGCCAAGGACATGATCATAAGTTACCTTGACAGACATGACAGGGCCAAGGACGCTAAAAAAATTAGGTCTCTCAGCGACAGTCAAATTGTGCCCACAGTGGGTTGGTTATGCCGCATGGTGGATCTAGGTCTTGTGCTAACCGCCAGCGAGCAGAAAAAACTAGACTCTATGTTGGACACATTTTTGCATTACAAACAACCAGTGGTTGAAAGTGTTGAAGAACCAGAATCCGCAGCCAAACCCAACATTCAAGACCGACTACGTGAGCGAGTGGTTGAGTGTGCAGGTGAACTAGATGGGTTGTTTGATGATTTTATTGGTGCCGGAGCCAAGCTTGGTGCTGATTTCAAACCCGTGTCAGTTTTGCGTAGTATGAACATAGCGCCGCAACTGATTGGATATATCAAAGATATCTGGCAACGTAGATTATCAGAATTTGATGATGTTGTTGCTGGCAAGGATGCTGATCTTGTGGCAGGATACAGTCATCTTTCTAAAATACAATTGCGTAATTGTGTAAAGTTCTGTGAACTTGTTTTAGCTGATTGTGGTAGTTATATCCAACTTAAAAAAGTTGAAAGAAAACCACGCAAAGTTAAACCTGTCACTCCTGAAAAGCGAGCTGCTAAGTTTAAGATTTGTACAGAGTTTGCAGAACTATCTTTAAAATCTTTGCCAGCAAGTCAACTTGTGGACAAAACAGAAGCTTGGTTGTATGATACAAAAAAGCGCAAGATCATACACCTGGTTGCTGATGAGTACGCTAAAACTTTTAGCATCAAAAACAACACAGTGGTTGGATATAGCCTAGCTGAAACTCAACAAAAAACCCTGCGTAAACCAGCAGAACAGTTAAAAGCAGTGATCAACGGTGGGAAACCAGCTGCCAGAAAAACCTACAAAGATATCAAGGCCACAGAAACAGCATGGAACGGCAGGGGTTCTGAAAATCTTGTGATTTTAAGAGCCTGGTAAAGCTCTTCCGGACAATAAATATTATATCCGGAGCCACTATGTCTACTGAAAATCAACAAAGCGATCAAACATCGTTACAGTTGCTGAAACAAAATCTAATAGATTATGTTAGATTCAATCTGGGCGATCAAATGATTGATATTGAACTTGACCCAGAACACTACGAAACTGCGTATCAACGCTCATTAGGGGTATATCGTCAACGAGCTAACAACGCCTACGAAGAAAGCTACAGTTTTTTTCAACTCATACAAGACGTTGATATCTATACCTTGCCACAAGAAGTAATCAGCGTTAGACAACTGTTTAGACGCCAGTTTGGTTTGGCCACTGGTCCCTTTGCCAGCAACTTTGATCCCTTTAGTCAAGCACAGATGCAGGTGTATTTGTTGAACTTTAATCAAAGTGGTGGATTGGCTACCTATGATTTTTACACACAATATGTAGAATTGGCTGCTAGAATGTTTGGTGGCTATTTGAACTACACGTTTAACCCAGTAACTAAAAAACTTCAGATCATACGAGATCCCAAGGGCAGTGGCGAAGATGTTTTGATTTGGAGCTACAATCTAAAACCAGAAATCAATTTGCTCAGCGATTATCAAATCAGCCAATGGATTAGAGATTATATGTTGGCAGCATCTAGAATGATGCTTGGCGAAGCAAGGGAGAAATTTGCTCAATATGCTGGTCCACAGGGCGGAGCCACACTCAACGGTCAAGCTTTGAAAACTCAGGCGCAGGCTGAAATGGACAAGTGTATTGAAGATCTCAAAATGTATGTAGATGCAAGTCAACCGCTGACTTGGGTAATAGGCTAATTGACATCACAGTTTAGTCCTGCTATAATCTAGCATGGACGTAATGATTGACATTGAAGGTTTGGCCACTGGCCCTGATGCTACTATTTTAACCATAGCAGCTCAGTGTTTTGATCCGTTCTCTAGAGGGTATTATCGTCAACAATACTATGCTCGTGTCACACTGGAAAGTCAAGAACACAGAGCAATAGAGCAGGGTACCATTGATTGGTGGGCAACTCAAACTCAAGCACAAATTGAAGCATTTAATCCAGAAAACAGGATTCCCTTACAGCAAGCTCTTCAGGAATTACACAAACTTTGCTGGCAATGCAATCGCGTGTGGATGAACGGTCCTACCTACGATGCTAATATCCTAGAGCACGCCTACAAAAGCTATAACATGCCCTTGCCTTGGCAGTACTTTAAGATACGTGATGCTCGTACAGTGTACGGATTGGTTCCCGGTCTAAACAAGTACCCAGCGAGTCACCATGCGCTAGAAGACTGTCGTCGACAAATTGATTTGTTGCACGACGCTTTAGAATACCTAAAAATCAAAGAACTTGTATGATCTTACCTAAACTACTGATTATTGGCCATGCTCGACATGGCAAAGACACTGTGTGTGAAATCCTGTGTGAAGAATTTGACTATTCTTTTAGATCAAGCTCTGATTTTTGTGCAGAAAAATTTATCTATGATGAATTGAAGTCAAAGTATGGGTACACAAGTTACAAACAGTGCTTTGAGGACAGGCACAATCATAGATCAAAATGGTACGACATGATTCATGAATATTGTCGCGATGACTTTGCAAAACTGGGTAGGGAAATTTTTGCAGAAAACACAATATACTGCGGGCTCAGAAACAAAAGTGAATTTCATGCCATGCGTAACACTGGTGTTTTTGACTATGCAATTTGGG